TTTTTTCTTTGATCTATAAGTTCACTTTGTTGTGAAGCTTGTATTTTTGTTCTTTCGTCTTTTCTATCTTCTTTATACTTCTCTTTATTTTTAATTACATCTGCTTCAGCCGTTTTAAGCTGCATATTCAATTGAAATTCAAATTCCATTAATTCTTTCTTAATCGCTGCTTCTCTTTCTAATTTTTGAATATCAAATTGTGTTTGTGCTTGTGCAATTTGGACTTTGCTTTCTGCAATCCCTTGTTGTTTTTGCATGTCTGCTTGAGCAGCAGCTTGCGCAGCCTGAGCATTAGATTGCGTTTGAGCTTGTATATTTTCTAATTGTATTTGTCTATCTCTTTCAAACTTTTGTTTTCTTCTTAGCTTTAATAATTGATTAGCTAATTTAAGATTTTTAATTTCTCTTACATCAATTGCATCTTCTAATTCAATTTGCTTTTGTGTAATAGCCATTTGAATATTATTTTCAAGTAACTGTTTTTCTTCATCATCTGGAGCTAATTCTAAAAATATACCAAAATCATGTAAAGGTAATTCTTGAATTTCTTTTAATGTACCTACATTAAACTTGCCTAATGATTGAATAAAATTATTTGTTGTATTTGAAAACTCTAAAACATCAGATATTCTTAAAGATATAGCTTCTGCTGTTTTTAATGTTACATATAAACCGCCTTGTAATATATGTCTTGTTGCTGTATTACTATTAGCTGCTGCTAATTTTTGTAAACCAACTAATGCATTTTTGTCAGGTGTACTTCCGTCTCTTGCTTCATTTAATCCCGTAACATCTCGCATCATTTGCAAATAATAATTATAAGATTGAATTAAACTTGCAATTTTTTGATTACCACCTGATGCTCTTAATTCTTGAATAGGCACTCTACCATTATTAAATTCACCGTCTTGTGTCATTGATCTACCAATAACCGAACCTGTTTGGAAATACATATTCAATGCTTCTTGCGGATTATAATTTGTTCCATTACCTAAATCCACTTCAGCAATACCATCCGCATCTAAGAATACTCCGTCGGGAACCATTCTTGAGAGTACTTGTTGCAATTTAAGATGCGTTATTTGAATCATATCTGCAAAACTTGTCATTCTGCTAACTAATGATTCAGGCTTTCCTCTATAAATTCTTGGTGCTACTATATTATAACTCATCTGAACTTTTGTAATATCAGATTTAGGTCTTGTCATATTAATGCATTTTTGCCATTTTAATATTTTTTCAAGCCCTACTATTTTTGCACCTTCATATAATACTTCAATAGAACGATTTACTTTTTCAAATCTTGACCTAGCATCTTTAGGTGGATTAAATTCATCTGTTTTTTGTATTGCTTTATCAGCGCCACTAGATGTTTGTTTTATTTTATAAACTTGATTTTCAAAAGTTTTGTATTCAAAATATAATACATATACATAATTTTTATCCTGATTATCACCAGTATAAAATTTATTATATAATTTAGAACTACCAGTTCCAAATCCTTCTATATCTTTTAAATCTTCTTCTGTTAAATATGGAAATTGTTTTTTAAGTTCAACTATTGAAACTTTTCTTACTTCGCCTACATAATATAAATCATCAAAATATGGCGATTCTGTATGCGAATAAACTAAATCAGCTGGGTCAACATATTCTATTTTAATACCTTCCGCTGTATTAAAACTATTTTTTACGGCACCCATGCCAATTACAGCAATGTCATAATCAACCCTTTTCTTTAATAAATGATATTTATTTATATCAAATATGTTATTTATAGCTTCTTCTTCAGCAATTTCAATTGATTGTTTGTAATCTAATTGCATGTGTAAAGCTAGCTCTTCATCGGTTTCTGGTAATTTATCTTGATCTGTTTTAAATAAATCTAAGTTTAATTGCATATCAACCGCTTCTAAAAGCTGTCTATTTTGCATATCACTAACAATGTCTTCAACGTACTTTGTTCTAGCTGCTATTGAAGCAGGATCTTGTGAATATGCTTTTATATCATACGTTCTTTCTCCAATACCATTAACAACTATATCTACAAACTTAGGTATAATTGGAACGGGTTTCCAATCTAAATTTAAATATGACAAATCACCATTAATAGACAATTCATCTTTATATTTTTGAATGCTTTGTTCACCTCTTGCATATAGTCTTAATCTGTGAAAGTTATCTCTATTTGCAAAGTAACGTGTACTTCCCGATTCTTTTTTGAACCATTCAGACTCAATAGCTTTTGCTATTTGAAGTCCGTAAGGTAAACTAGCCTTTTCAGCATCCGGCACTGCTTGGCTTGGGAATGTACCTTGTGTTATTACTTTAGTCATTTATTGTATTATTTTTGAAAAATTGCCTTTATTATCGTATTTAGCAAAACTAAAATTTACTTTATCATTTAGTTTTATATTAGCCCTTGGTGCATATAAATTTTTATTACATGCCATAATTGCTAAACCAGAACTTATCGCCGCATCAAATTTTGTTCTTCTGTTTATATCAAACTTAGCCCAATCATTTAATGTTTCATTAAAATATAAATCCCCATATTCACCGTTAGCATTTACACCTACATATGAATTTATATAACTTTCAATTGCGGCAGCATGCGCCTGTCTTATATCTTCGCTAGAGTTTGGTATACCACCTATTTCTTTTTCGGCAGCTGATAATTTATTCCAAACTTTATCAGGTCTATTCATTGAATAACCTCTATAACCTCTTCTTTTTAAATAGTATAATAATCTTGGTTTGTTGTTTTCTGCAAGTATTGGCATACCATAAAAATGTATTGCCATAAGTATATCTTCAAAAAACATTTCTGCTGTTTGCGGCCTCGCTATATACTCCAAAAAAAACCTATTTGCTGGTACCTCCTCCATACTGAACTTAGTGAGTCCATGAAGTGATCCCTTTGAACCTTTACCGTCTGTAGTTCCGGATATATCATAGCTATCACAGCCAAAAGCGCCAATATGTTCGTTTCCTGGATACTTGCTTCCATTTTTTATAATTACTCTATTTTGTAAATTCTTACCTGGTACCCAGCTTACATTAAATCTACCATTTAAATTTGGTACAAATTCTACTTCTGTATCTTTGATTCCGTTTTTCCATTGAAAACTGCCACGAGTGACAAGAGCAGAGTATCTAGCTTCTTCATTAAAATCAATCTGTTCGTAAATCTTAGCAAGATTAAATATGCTATTTTTAGTTTCATCTCTGAAAGCATGTTCTTCAGTCCTTGGAAATTGTCTATAAAATTCATTTAAACCGTCTTGATCACCTTTTAAACCTTCAACTTCATTTTCCCAGTGTTCGATAACTCCGACATCAATGTATTGCCCATAGCTGTCTTCAACTGGCTCTTCGGGAGTATTGAATACAGGTATTCCATAAGAATCAATGAATCCTTCGAAGTTCCATTCCATAGGTATGAACAAACTATATAATCCTGAGCGAGTCTGTCCATTGCGGTTTCTTTTTGTAACATCTGAGTCATTGTATAATTTTTTAAAGTTTTCACCACCTTTGTCTAATGAGTTACTTGTTGAACCCATCATACATTTACCAATAACTCTACTTCCTAATCTTAACGTGGTTTTCGTGACACGCCAGTTGTTGAGGATGTTGTCTGGTCTTTCCCATTTACCTGATTCATCGTGGACCAAGAGCGAAAGCTTTTCACCATCATAGGAGTTGTCTCCCGTGTTCTTCCAGTCGATGGTAGTGTCCAATCCCTCGAGTTCCTCGTTCCTTTGCTTACTGAGTAAACTCTTTTTTGTAAGTTTACTGGCAGGTACACGATATGCCAATTCAGTCTTGGGTCTATCCATCCCATCCTGTATGGGTTTAAAAAAGAATGGGTAATTAACGGATATTGGAACGACCTTATCTGTAAACATTTTTTTGGCGTCAGCACCAGATTTTGATAAGATACCAAACCTAGCGTCTGAAGAGATGGTAGCTTGGTTGACAGTCTCTGCTGATGCCATGAATGAAAACCCACTCCGTCTATTCTTGAGGTAGCACATTCCATAACATCTATTGTCTGCTTTGCAAGCTTCCCAGAATATAAAGAATAATCTGTTTGCTTCCCTGAAGTCTGGAGCACCCACGTCGATTTTAGTCCACTGCAAGTACATATAATGAGACCCAGTAATATAAGTAGGAACATCTTTGTTATAGAACCAATAACCTTCATCGCGTTTGGTAAATTCTGTATCAATATATGCATTCCACTTATTTTTAAATTCATTTGGTAAATCTTTCCAATCAAATATAGTTTTTAACTTATTTAATTCTTTTGGATATTCTGACTTAACCCATTTGTTATGATTCTTTTCTAAGTTCTTCGGCGCTGGAGGTAATGCTATTTTTAAATTTTGTATGCTATACACCTCACCAATCTGCCCAGTACGGCTGATAACAACCACGTCATGGTCCTTATCGTATCCATATTTCCACTTTTTTGCTTTATTAAGCCTTTTAATCGTATTGATTTTTATAGGCTCTATAACGCGATATAATGATTGCTCGTACATTACTTAGATCTTCTTTCAGCAAAGCCTTTAAACGACTCTTGTTTCTCTTCTATATTTTTACCTTCAAGCAATGCTTTTTCAGTTTCAATTCTATTTAAGATCTCAAATGCATCGAATATTGCGAGCTTTTTAGTGGCTGCAGCGTTCTTGAGTCGATCGGCTGAAACATCATCATCAGTTTCAACAATCGGTTCTTTAGCAACTTTGATGAGCTCTTTGACTGCTTCATAACCAGCTTGGATTATATTCTGTTTCTGTTCCTTGACGTTCATACTTAATAGATATTGAATTTGTTGGTACTCTGTACATTCTTTCACCATCAACAATAAATTCATATTCACTGCTTGGTGTAAACCCAACTAAATCTTCTTTCTGTATATCTTTAAGTTCTTTATCAACATACTTAATTATACCACGAAGTGGTATTTCTTTTTCAATAATATCATTTGATTTAATTGGCTTAACAAAACAAAAGCCTTTAGGCGCTTGCCAATCTGCGTTTCGTTTATATAAAAATATTTGATCTGACGTTACAAAGTATTCATCTTCTTTATAATAGCTTCTACTATTTTTTTCAATACCTCTAACATCATACCATCTTCTAAAAACATTATGATGTACAATAACTTCATCACCAACTTGTATTTCAGTTTCTTGTGATTTAGGTATTGCTGTCACTATTCCGTTACGACTAACATATCGGTGATCAGAAATTTCTGTATTTAGCAGTAATTCCTGACCATCAATATATTTTTTATTATCGTATCTTTCGTTTTTAGGTTTAACTATAAAGTTAAATAAACTTTGCATTAATATTCTAAGTTATATTCAACGGCTATAGCCATATTCTTATTAAAATCTTTCCACGGTAATACTTCATTTCCTTTTTTAATAAAGATAGAAAACTTATCAGATTCTTCTACGATGTCACATATTGTATGTCCACCGTATACTTCTTGACCTACAGCATAATGCATAGCGTCATTCTTATAGTCTCTACCTATACTAATCTTTCTTACCAGTGACATGACTTTATTCTGCTTTCAATACTTCAGGCCCTACAACTTCTTCTTCTTCAAGTGGCTTAAATGTTCCATCTTGAATATTGATTTGTACTTTACCGTACTTTTCTTCAAGTTTCATTTGTAACTTATTTAAGTCAGTTTGTACCTCTGCAGCTGCATGCTGAAGTTGGTGTTTTTGTAATTCTAGGTTTCCAATTTGCGCTGCCGCATTGTTTAGTTTTCCTACAAGACCTTGTAGTTCTTCTAATTGTTCTTGGGTAATTTTGTTTTCACTCATGGTTTTTTAAATTAAAATTAAATTGTTAGTAAATTAAACTGCTGGCTCAGATGGTTCTTCAGCTGGAGCCCATGGCATTTCTGCCTCTACATTTTTTGGTGTTATTTTATCGCTAATTTGTTTTTCAATCACTTCATTCATGTGATCAACTGGGTGATTAGCTTGTGCCCATGCAATTACGTCTGCTTCTGTTAAGTTAGCAAGATCCGTAAAGTTTTCTGAATCAGGTGCGCCAATTGGACAAGCGCCGTTAAAAACAGCTTCTTCTCCAGAATCAGCATCTGTACCTTTATATTCAAAGTTAACGTGTGTGATCACATCTGACAATCCGTCAAGTGATGGTGCTTTTTTCATAGCCGTGATCTTCCATTCATAAGATAAATTCATAATTAATTTTTTAATTGTTTGACTTATAATTTATTATTACTTGTTTTACTGATTTTCTAAGATTTCTATCCTAGCCTTTAAATCATCTATAATTGCTTGTTGCTCTTGTATTGCTTTTACCATCATTGCAGTTACTGCACCGTCATCAATACTTTTTGTTGGTTGATCACCTTCAGATGTATCTACAAGTTCAGGAACAACCTCTTCAACTTCTTGCGCAATAAATCCTCTACAATCTAATAAGCTATTTTGGAATGCTAATGTTCTACCTAATATTTCTTCGTCTGTAATCCAATCAAATAATCTTGTTCTAAGCTGTAATAGATGGGATAAACCTAATTCATTATCTCTAATGTTCTTTTTTAATCTTACATCTGATGTTGTATAACCACCAGATAGTCTTGCTTGACCATTTAAATCTAATGGATATTCTGGTGATCTAAGTATACC